GAGAAACCTGCTCTACTTCCCAAATCTGAATACCTCGGTTAGACCAGTCTGCGAACATAATATTCATAGACCGTCTAGCCGTTACTCCGTCATATCCGGTACGGTATTCAAGACCTGCTAGTTCGTATGCTTCTTCGACAGCATCGGCTGCAGTTAAAGTAAACGTCCTAGTCCCAGAGGTCGCCATTATCCGTAATTCTTTATTAAGTCAAGAACAATAACGTAAGTGTCGTTTGACGCAGCACCTAGCGTAGTTAAGTTAATGTCGCCATTTTTACCACTGCCTGCCGTATTGTATAACCCTCCAAACTCGCTAAAGTCCATGTGGCCATTACTTGCTTCGGCTAAAGCTAAAGCAATTGTGTCCGTCGATGCATTCCACAGAAGCTGTACTTGAGTAAACCCTGTTATAGAATGTGTTACTTTTTCAATTCGAACACTTGAACATGCTGTGCCGTCTGCTCTCGCAGTCAAACTACTAACGTCTACTTTTGTAACTGCTGCTTCGCCAGTGCCGTCACTAAGGTTTGTTATTTGTATAACAGCCCTATGAGTACCGTCACTTAAAACAGTTGTACTAACTGCATCTGCCATATCTTATCTCCTATAAGGGGAAGAACCCTTCCCCCTAATATAATCGTTATAACTCTTATGCGTCAGCAAAAGGCGTAACAATCGTTCCGGAGCCAAGCAATAAAGTATTGTGTACGAGATAGGTCGCAGCATCAATCGCCGTTACTTGAACAACACTGCCGACTAAACCACCTTTAGTTGAACCATTCAGAGTCATCACATCGTTTGATGCTCCTGGAATAAATGCCTTTTTAGTGCTGTCATCAACAGCGACCATGGCAGCGCCTTTAAACTTATCAGTGCCGTCCGTCAAAATGTCCAAATCTGTGGCTGCAGTTTCAATGTAGAAAAAGAAAGACGCACCTACATTATTAGCTTGATCAGGAGACGTAGGATCAGTTGGAGCAGTAGTAACAATCGAAGGAAGTGTAAACTTTCCATCTGCATCGTTGCACAACAGAATTTTACCTGCGTGAGCTGCAACAGTTAGCGAAGTGTCTGCAGTTAGGCTAACAGTAGTGTTAACGCCTGCATTTATAAAACCCGCCAAAGATTTGATCGGGCCAGCAAAAGTGGTCTGTGCCATTGTAATTACCTCTTACGAAAGGATTCGCCTTAGAGTCTTCGTAACGTCCGTCTGAGTCGGTCGCTAAGGCTGTTTTTCTCAGATAATGGGTTTATACAGGAGAAAAAGAAAAGGGGCAACTAGTGCCCCTTTCTTTTGCGATATTACGCAGCTCCAGGAGAGCCGAAAATACCACGCCAGTCACTAAAGCCAAAGCTGTAGCGTTCTCTGGCCTTATAGCGAACATTTCCGGTTTCAAAGTCACCTTCCATATTCGTAGAGACAGGAGATCGCACAAAGTGCTTGAGACCATTAGGTACGTCAGTCTTCAGGAAGAAGGCATCAGTATCTGTTAGATAATGATTGACCGTATATCCTTCAGGAACCATACCCATGTTACGCAGTGCGTTAATATCGTTATCCGCAGTGCCTACTCGTCCTGGAGTTTCCAGTAGACGATCTGCAACGAATTGCAGAGCAGATGGGATAATCAACTTACGAGCCTGAGCATTGATCTTTAGACCACGCTCATCTTCGAAAGCTGCGATATCAATCAACGATTGCTCTAACGAAGTTTCGTTCAAGTCTGCAGCAGTTGACAGTTCGTTGCGTTGGTCTTGATTGCCCACGGTGGGGTGATCAGTTGCACAAAGCTCTTTACCGTCTCCACCAACAAATGAACTGTTAAACGCATTGTTCAATACGTTCGCAGCTTTAATTTGCTTCGTCTGCATCATAGAACGAGCTAGTGCTCGTGTATAACGAGAAGACAGGGTGTCGTACAGATTATCTTCAATTGCTTCTTCAGTCAAAGAAAACGCCAAAGCGACAGTTTCGTGAGTGTAGCGAGCAGTGAAAGATTCTTGTGCGGTATCGTAAGATACTGCAGAACCTTCAAATTTCACAGGTGCCTCACCAAAACCACTAAGCATTACTTCCTCTTCGAAAGCTCGTTCAGAAGTCTCCGTATCGAAGATTTCTTCATGCTCAGGTGCATAGCGTTCATACTCTAAACCGAAGAGAGCGTGAAGGCCAGGAACAAGCTCTTTTACGAGTTGCGCTCTTGAAATAGCCATTAGTTACTCTCCTATACCGCAAATACGTTAGTTGGGAACGTAAAGTATCCACGAGCGTTAGCACCAATGGTGTTGCTCGGAGAATCTACGAACCTGTTTAACAACGCGATGCCGCTGCTGGTTGTCGCTGTTACACCTTCTTTGGATCGTCCATTGTTGGTGCTGCCAGCGGTAGTGCTGATAGTATATTTACTACCGATGAAACTTACAGCAGGAGTACCTGCAGTAAATTGTGCCTCATACACGATCGCTGGATCGGTATAGACATACGCTTCCACGTCAGCACCACCTAGTGTAACTACGTCTGCTGTCCACATGTTTGCGAATGTCGGCGTACCGTCGGTTGCCGTGTAATAAACGCCAGCAAATACTCCGCAAGGAGTGCCTGTGGCGGTGCCTTGGATTACATACCCAGAAGAAAGGTTAACTACGTCACCATTAAAAATGGAGGCGTTAGTACCACTTGCAATACGCAACTTCTGAGGACGAATCACACCACCATATAGGTGGTAGGCTGGGGTGAACCCGTTAGGGGCGTCAGTATTAGCCATGATTTAATCCTCTAAGGAAAATGATGAAATTAATCAGCAGCCGGTTCTCGACTACCAAACTCAACTTTTGAGTCCCTTCGAATATCGCTTTGTCTAAGCGGCATACGAGGGTCACTATCTCGCAGAAGATCATTGTCAACACCGTGAAGCTGATCTGCAGTCTTTCCTCGGAAATATGCATTTCTTTCATCAACGGTTTCGTCAGGAATCTTTGCAAGAATTAAGCCACCAACACCAATCACGCCAGCGTGCTTCCCTTCGTCAATCGTAGGAGCGTCGAAGTCAGGATAGTCTTCTGCTCTTACTGGCTCGAATCCTTCACGAATACGCTTAGACATATTCGCTCGGTCATCGTGCCCACGAACTTCTGCACGAACCCATCTATGCTTATAGCCAGCTGGGGCTTGAGGGGCGTCCAACATTGAAGGTGGTTGCCAAGGTTTACGGCGAGCTGTTTTTGCTCGAGTTTCAGCAGATCTGGAGGTACGATCTGTCATTTTCATCTCCTATACAAACTTTGCGTACTCTTCTAGAGGCACACCTATTCTTTTAGCAATTGCTATCTGTGAAGGTGTGAGTTTCACACTGCGTGCTCCTTTCTTTACAGAACCAGCCCCACGGCTGGCACCTGCTACAGAAGATTGCACGTTTTTCGTCTCATCGGCGAACTTTTGTGGAAAGAGATCTCTCATTTCCGCATCTACCCGTTGGTAATAATGCTTGGAACTAGGAGGCACTCCTTCCTTAATTAATTTTTGATGAATGCCCATAGCAGCATACGTCATGCCCTCGTCTTCACCAAACCAGTTGTTCTTTTCTGCCCATGCTTCCGCACTCGCATCTGGAGCAGCCGGTTGTATATTCCGTTGCGGCATTTGCGGCGGGTATTGTAGCTGGTCAGGAGTCTGCACTTGTTTAGGTGCGTTTTTCTGTCGTGCTACTAATCTTTGGGCATTTTGCGCTTCGTAAGAAGTTTTAGCAACCGCTTCTGTAGCTAATGCAATAGCTTCAGCGTCGCCAAGCTCTTGAGCTTCTTTAAGTGCTCTACGCGCCCGTTCCTTATCCAACTCAATCCGCTGAGTATATTCATTGACTAAAGTAGAGTCAGAAGACTGTAACTTAGTTTGAAGTTCGTTGTTTTGCTCAGAAATCTTCTTGGCAAACTCAATCGCTTCTTCTCGCTGACGTTCGGCTTCTCGCATGCGATAAGTTAGTTTATCGATGCGTTTTTTAACACCGTCACTGTATTCTTCTAATTCATCAGAATTAGAAGCAACTTCTTCTGGGGCAGACATATCAAAGTCTTGCGCAGGCTCCTGCGAAACATCCCCCTCTCTAGGATCAACTTCCTCTTCAGGAAGTATTAGTTCAATATCTTGAGACTCAGCCATTTCATATCACCTTATTGCAGAATATCTTCTGGATTATTTACAACAGCTAAAATTTCATCATCGTTCAAAAGACGCATATCGCCTCCGTCGATGTTGAATCTAGCTCCTGCATAGCGACCAAAAATTACCCAATCGCCTTCATCGCACCAAGCGCCTTCGGGAAATTTATCTTTGTCGGAATAAGCATCTGGGCCTTTTCTTACAACCAGCCCAACTACGGTAGCTATCCGCTCTTTATCAAGAGTTTGTTTAGCTAACATAATGCCGCCTTTTGTTTTCTCCGGAGGAGTAAACGGCAGAATCAGCAAACGATACCCCGTAGGGTTCGGCAACTTATCTGCATGAGTTTCATAATTTTCGGAGGTTATGCCCTCTTTAACAGGTTCTATAGGCGTATCAGAACCAAAATTAAGAACTCGTTCAGGGGTAGCACCTATGCTACTTAGGTCAATTTCCTCAGTCGTCTTCGACATCTTCCATCCTTCCATGCAGGGCAGTTATTTCTTGTTCAGCGAAATTAAGCCCTGAAATTTCACCAACAATACGTTGGTACTGAACAAAGTCTTGTGCGCCACCAGTGGCGAGTGTCTGCGTGAGATCTTCTTGTCTCTCACGCAGCTTGCGGAGTAAAAACTCCGAATATTTTATAAAATCCATTAGTTGATGTAGCTAGTAAAATCCAATCCCTTGGTTGCTGCACCAGTGCCTTTTGTCCTTACTTTCTTTCCAGGAAGATCAACAGTTTTCTGCTTTAGTTCAGTAGGCTTCGCAAAACCCTCATTAGAAGGTTCTGGAATAGAGGGCATAACACCAGCTTTTTGAGTTTTAGGAGACGGATACGGAAGTTCCGTAGATCTAAAATTTCTCACTTCTTCTTGCCTCCAGTTTTACCGCCGCGCTTCATTCTCATCGGCATTTTCTTAGCGGTCTTTCCGCCCCTGCCCATTTTCTTAGGCATCTTTTTGTTCTTTTTGTATCCTGGCATTTTAATCTCCTTCGGCATACAAGTTATTAAACGTAATGTTCGGATCCATGTAGCTGTCGTCAATCTCCGCACTATGCACGTGTTGACTAGGATAAAAGTCCGGTGCTCCTGAACCTGTCTCCCATAACGCAGGATTAGTCGCTCTTACACGATTGTTAGGCAGTGCTACAATATTGCCCGTCCATTTCCCCGCATCAGTAAGCTGAATAACATGACTCTGCTTATGTTGAGCAGGATCATCAGCTATATCGTTCCCTGTATAATCAACAGTGAACAAATACCTTCCTGTATGAAACTCGTTATCTATCTTACACAGCCAAGGGCTAGAAGATACGCGATCCATAACAATAACCTCATGGTCTCGGGAACTACAGTCCCAAGGTTGCGCTAGATGAGTTGCCATCGCTTCAGGCATCTCATCAATAAGAGCGTCCCCAACTAAGGCGGTAATAGGCATCCTAGCCCACATCGCTCCACCATGAAGATTTTCAGAATCTTCTTCCTCATCAAATTCGTATCCTGTGAATACGACTTGAAAGGATAAACATCTATCAGGTATCGTGTTTACCGCAATCGCTATCGCGTGTAAATACTCTCCGTGATAATCTAAATGATTGTGCGTATACTCTTTTCTAACCCAGCAATTAAAATGAGGGATATTACTTATTAAATGAGGCAATTAATCCTTTTCCTGTGACTCCCGAACAATCTTTGCAATCTCAGTTAGATTAGAGTCTACTTCTCTATCGTCGCGCATCTCTGCTTGCTGTAGTTCAGAGGCTACTCGGATATCCGTTTGCTGTTCTTGAGATTCAATACGCTCTCTTTCCAACTGCGCTTTACGCTCGGATTCCCTATCACGCTGTTTGAGTTTTTCGAACTCTAATTCCATCTGTTCTTCGAACATCTGGCGCTGAGGATCTTGCTGCTGTGCGGCCATCGCTTGAGCAAGAGCTTGTTCTTGACCAGTAATCTGCTGAGTTGCTTGAGCAGCCGCCATAGCAATCTGGCTTTCTGCTTCGGGAGGCAACTGAGGCAGCTGGCCATCTGGCCCAGGCTGTGGCAGCTGGACACCTTGTTGAGCCAACATTTCTTCCACTTGGATACGATACTTCAGAGCTTGGTGCTGCTGAATATGCGCTTGAAGCGCACCCATCGCTTGTGGGTTCTGCTGTGTTTGAGGATTTTGCATAAACGCCATGTGTGCTTGGACGTGGGCGTCATGATTTTGTTGAATGAAGGCTTGTAAAGGAGCCGTCATCAATGCGTCCATATTTTCTTGGACGGGGTCTTTAGGCGCAGGGGCCATATCAGGCATTAAAATATCATCGATATCTTTAATGTTCAGCGCAATATACATCTTGCGGAATGCTTCTTTCATATTATGGATCTGAGGAGCACTCTGAGCCATCTGAAGTTGGGTCTGCGCTAAAATAATGCGCTGCGTCGTACTAAAGATATTTGGATCACATACAGGGATAACGTCTACGCTATTGTTAAAATCTTCAGCAAAGACTGTTTGCTGTGCGCCCTGTACTTGGTACGGATACTCAGGAGGTAGATACTCGCCGAATAATCTCTTTAAAATTTTAAATT